ATCGGCAGGAAAAAGCTGTTCTCGGCCTGGCGCTGCAGGCCGGCTTGCTGGGCCTTGGCGGCGAAGGCGTTGCTGGCCTCGCGTTCGAGCCCGGCACCGGACCAGTCGTTGGCGAGCATGGCGCGGATGGCGCGAACGATCGAGTAGCGCTTCACTTCCTGCGCGCTCAGGCCGATTTCCGGGGTCCAGGCCTGGCCACGCTGGGCGACGTGCGCCATCAGCTGCTTCGTGAAATCCTCGGCGCTGATGCCGCTGCTGATCGCTTGCGCGGGCATGTCGCCCAGGCCAAAGCTCTCGAACTGCTTGGCCAGGGATTCGATGTTCTTGATGCGCTGCAGGGCATCGGCGTTTGCCGCGGCTTTAAGGGCGGCAATTTCTTCGGGGGTCACTGTTCTTGCTCCTTGCGGTATGGGGTCGGGGATGCTGGCGGGGGTTTGGGGTGGTGCGGTGTCGCGGTCGGCCATGCGCCCGACGCCGACGCTGGCATCGGCGGGCACGGTGACGAGCGAGTTTTCCAATGGCTCCCAATCGACTACGCGATAGGTTGTTGGAGCATCCGCAGCCCGGTCCAAGGGTCCGGCGGCGTGGTCGAGCGCCCGCCGGAAAACGGCCAGATCGCCGGGGGCCTCGCGCTGACAGCGTTCGAGCACCCGGCCGAACAGGCGGCCGTCGAGATTTCGGGAAATGGGGTCTCCGGACTTGGTGGTGGTCTGTTCCACCACGGCATGCACCTCGTAGCCCACGCTGGCTTTGGTGAGGTGGTTGCCGGTGATCAGGGCGATGGTTTTGCCCTCATCGCAAGCCCAGGAGATGATGGCGTCGCCGCGTACGACATGTCCGTCGGCGACGACGGACTGCGGGACGTGGTGACCGCGCAGGTCGTTCCAGTTGTGGTTGTAGAGGATCGCGGCGCCGTCGTTCAGGCGATCGAGGCGAACGGCCTCGGGCGAGCAATCGAGGATCTCGATACCCCACCAGCGTTCGTATGGCAGATCGCTGGCGAAGGCGATGGAAACGACGATGTCGGCGCCCGGCGGGTCGGCGGGGTGGTCTTCTCCGGGCGGCGCGATGCGCTGCAGCGGGGCCTGGCGGGATAGCGAAAAGCGATTCATGAAAAAACCTCCATGAGTCGCTTTTTACGCGGGGGCTGTCACCTGGTTAAGGCGTGGGGGGTGACAGGGTTACGTGAGGAGTTCGATGGCCCTGGCCGGCGTGAGCAAACCTTCGTTAACCAGCTGCTCAAGAAATGGCGTGGCCTCCGCGACGTCGAACTCAACGTCGGCGGGCACCGGAATGACTGACACGGCAATTCCCGCAGCAGATTCCGGATTGGCCAGCGCGGCCGCAAAAATGTTGGCGCGCTCGGTGGGCGTGAGTTGTGCGGTGATGGTGCGGGAGTTTTTGTAGACGGGTGGCGGGTAGTTGCGATCGGACCCGGTTCGAGCCTCCCAGGAGGGCACATCGTAAAACCAGCGCACGTTGCAGGACGGATCGCCGCCGTCGGCGATGACTGCGGCGCGCGCTTCGGTTTCTGTGTAGTAACGGGTGATTGGCATTGCGATACCTCAAACAGTGGTGGGATCGAGCGCTGCAGCCGCCAGAAAGATGGCATTCCACGCGGCTGGCGTCGGGACGGGAACGAGGTTTTTCCGCAGGACTGAGGAAAACGGGTTATCCCGGTCAATGACCTGCGAGTGCTTCCAGAATCGCTGCCGCTTGGCGGTCAGCAGCGCTACGGACGCCTCAAGCTGCGATTCTGTGATTCCTGCATCGGCGCAGGCCTGGATCAACTGCCACTTGCTGACGGTCGGGCGAGGGTCGAAAACAGGGGCGTCGACGCCGGTATAAACCACGATCAGCTCTTCTGCCGGAATCACATGCACATGCGCGGCATCGCCGGCGAGCACAGCGGCGGCGCGGGCAGCTTCGGCATTGGCTTCGCGTGTCGGTCCGGTAAAGGTCAGTTTGGCCATGGTCAGGCTCCGTAGGTGCAGGTGGTATCGGCGTGCAGCAATACCGCGCACGCAGAGGTTGTGCTGATTTGCAACGAAATTGATAAGGTTTGGTCTGCTGCGAAATCAACGGCCGTTGCCTCACCGGCGACAGCCACAGAACCGGCCACTGCCCCTACTCCAGGAACTGCTACAGAGCGGGACACGACCTGCGAAGCGATGCTCCCTTGGTTGCATGCGGAAATAAGAATTTCGGAGTTTGGCAGCGTTGTAATGCCGTTTGCAAACCCAATCAAGGAGGACCCGGCATACATACGGAAGTTTTTGTTTGCAGTCGCGTTTCCTGACAACCGGAGATGGGATTTAAGTGATCCATTCGGACCCATGCTGCCGCCCGGCAAAACAAACCCTGTCGGCCCGGTAATCTCTGCTGTGGTGGTTGTCAGCCAGCCAGTTAGGTTTGTTGGAAATGCCGTTGGCGACGCTGGCCGTTTTGGTGTTCCTGACGTGTAGGTGTCGGTGTACAAAATGCCTGCGGTATCCGACGAAAAAACCGCCCAATACCAGCCAGCGGGATAGGTTTTCCCGCCGAAGTTAGCCGGCAGATATATCCAGCAGCCCTTAAGAGCATTCCAAAGGTTAGTCAGAATTGCAGCCGACAACGTGAATGCGCCCGCGCTGCCGGTGAATTGCAAACCAACAGCGGCGCCGTCTCCGGCGGGGATAACAAACGGGATGCCCGAGACTAAAACCTGACGAGGGATACCGCCCATGTCTTTGTGATCGGCGATGTGATTTGCGCCCGGAGCACTGACGCCAGGGGGTAGATTGGATGGCGTCGCGCATCCGCGCGTTACCAGATCGGCCTCGAGATCAGCGGCCAGCGTTTGCGTGGTTCCGCTGGCGAGAACAGAGCCGCCGACGCGGACATCCTTGGTCAATACGATGGTCATTGCGGGGGGTCTCCTGCGGGGGCGGTTGCGGGTTTCGGGGTGTTGAGCGAGAGGTCGATGCCGTATTTTGCGGCGGTGGTTTCCTCGACCTGCTGCTCGTCAAAGATGTCTTCGATGTCGTTGCCTGCCTCGCGGGCGAGGCGCGTCCGGGAAGTGATGCGTAGCTCCAGGGCCTCGCGGGCGGCCTGCATGTCTTTCAGCGGATCGACCCACGACCAGCCCCTGAATTGCCAGGCATGCGCGGCGAATTTGTCGGCCTTGGCGATCGGCAGGGGCGAGCCGTTGTCTAGCAGGATCACGCGGTTGGCGAGAGCGAAACGCAGCCAGTCGGCGAAAATTGGCTCCAGCCAGGCCTCGGCAAACCAGATGTGCCGCTTGCGCCATTCGTCGCGGGCGGAGAGGATGGCGGCGCGGATCGAGGAAAAATTGACGGCCTCGTAGTCGTTGCACAACTCGGGGTAGCTGGCGCCTGGCAGGCCGCTGCTCATGCGCTGATAGGCGGATTTCAGGAACGGGCCAAAAACCTCATTGGGGTATTTGCTGTCGACGTTGCGGACGTCGTAGCCGATCGGGATGGTGTCCCAGGTGCCGGGGGCGCTGCTGGCGATGCGGGCGCCGGGCTCGTCTTCTTTTTCGTCGCCCAGCGGCGGGGCGCTGCCGTCCGGGCTGACGAAAAACCCCAGGTGGTCGGCGCCGTGTTTGGCAGCGACGAGCGCGGAGACGGCAAACTCGCCGGCGTAGTACATCGAGAGCATCGCGGCGTGGCACCACGGCACGCCGCGGCGCTGCTCCGGGCGCTGCGCGACAAAGCGGTGCAGCACGGCATCAGCGGCAACGCGTGTCGAGGCGCGGGCGTTGGCAGCGGTGAGCGGACCGGTGTTGAAGTGGTACGCGACCGGGCGGCCGACGTCATTGACTTCGACGCCGGCGACGATGGCATTTTGCGTGCTATCGGGCGCGCGGTTGAGCCAGGTCGCGAGGCGGTCGACGTCGAGCAGCTGCAGGGCAAATCCCCACTTGTTGCCGGCGGCGGCGCCATATTTCGGCAGCACCAGGCATTCGCCGTCGCGGGCGGTGCAGCGGACAATCGCCTGGCACAGGCCGGTGAAGGAGTAGCCTCCAGAAACCTCGCAGACGTTTCGCTTGCCCCACTCCAGCCAGCTTTTGACGATGGCGGAACGGGCGCCGGTGTCGGGTTGGCCGGGCGCGTTATCGACCAGCGAGACGAGGCGCGGGGCGTTGTCGCCGATGATGTTGGTTTCTACCAGGTCGAGATAGCGGCGGGCGAAGTCGTTGTCGAACTCGAGCGAGCGCGAGCGCATGCGCAGGGCGTCGAGGTCGTTTTTGATTTCATCGTCGATGCGCTCAGCGGTGAGGCGCCAGCTATCGGTCAGGCGGTTGAGCTTGGCAGCGGCAAAGCCGCGCTGTTGCTGCGGGGCGATGGCGCGGCGGAACGGGGCGATGGCGCGGCGGAACGCGGCGGCCACGCGGGAGACAATTCCCGGTTTCTGCATCGATCAGAATCTCAGGTAAACGCGGCCGGACTGCGGCACGCCGGATGCGGCGCGGACCTCGCGGCGGTAGCGGTCGCGCAGGATCAGCAGATCGGGGATAGGAATGGTTTTCAGCAGGCGATCGCCGATGCGGTATTCGGCGACGGCGATGTCGCGGCCTTCGATCCAGGCTTCCAGCGCGTCAAGCGTTTTCTGCGCGTGCGAACGGGCGTCAAGGCCTCCGGTAGCTGCGGCGAAGCTCGCGAGGATTTGCAGCACGCCGACGGCGTTGGTGTAGGTCTTGCCGGCCTTGGTGGCGCGCTCCTGCCAGGTGTAGGTGCCCGGTGACCACGCGGCGGTGGTGGCCAGCGGCACCTCGACGACGTGGTCGGCGCCGTCGGCGCTGGCGTTGATGGTGATCTGGCTGCCGGACTTGACGAGGACGTAGCTGAGGGTCCAGCCGTCGCTGGCCGGAAAGTAGGACAGCGAGCGGCGCCAGGTGACGGTGTCGCCAGCCCGCAGCGTGGCGGGTACGGCAGTCGGGACGGGATAGGTCATGCGAGCGTTTTACGCTCGCGGTGTCACGTGGTTAAGGCGGTGGGGGTGACACGCGGGCTACACGGTAAACGTGTTGCCGGGAAACGCCAAAACGCTCAGCCACCGCGCTGGCCGATGCGCCAGCGGCGAGTGCGGCGCGCATGGCGTCGTGTTTTTGCAGGCAGTCGAGCGCCTGAACGCTGGCGATGTAGTGGCGGTCGCCGCCCTGCTCGAAGCGTATCCGGCGTTCGAGCGGGCGCAGGTTTTCGCGAGCGATGCCGGTTTCTGCGGCGATGAGGTCGAGCGCGAAGGAGAGGAAATCCATGCTCACCAGCCGAGTCTTTGCGCGATGGGCCGCAGGGGGGCGGAGCGGCGGGTTGGTTTGGGTGGCGGGGGTGGGTCCCGGGGCTGCGGCGTGTCCTGCGGCGGCCGGTGCGTTGGATTGATCGCCTCGGCAATCTCTTCCGCGCTCCAGGCGCTGCGGCGATGGCTGCCGGCTTTCGGCAGCGGTCCGGCGAGACGGCAAACGGCGAGATTGCCGACGGCGCAGTCGAGCGCCTCGTTGCGCGGCCGGATGGCCACCCACTCCGGAAAACGGCGGCCGGCACGCAGCACAACGCGCAGTTCCTCGGCGGCGAGCTGGGCAAAGTACTCGGCATCGATCGACCCGTGTTTGGGAAAGTGCAGGTAGCCGGGACCGATCTTCTCCTGCTTGAGGCGCGCGTACAGGATGGCCTTGGCCTGGTCTACGCCGATGGGTTCAATAGGGTTGCCCTTGCGCCTGGCGCGGCGCAGGCGCTGGCGACGGCGCAGCGCATCCTCGATAATCGGCCGCGCGGTACCGGTGACGCCCTTGGTCGGGGTGCACCAGTCGCGAGACTCGCAGAATTTAAGGACCATGGTGGTGTTGTATCCGGCGTCTACGCCGGCGACGTCCACGCGCGCCTGATCCATCGCGGCGCCGAGGTCTTCCCACACATCCGGCAGCGCGGTATCGCCGGGCAGGATGTGGTGCTCGATCGTCCAGGCCTCTTCGCCATCGCCCCAGCCAAACACCGTCATTTCAAGCCGGTCTTTCTGCACATCGGCCCAAACGGTGACGCGGCGCAGGCAGCCGGCGCGTTCCAGGTCGGCGCGCGTGTAGGGTTCGCAGCGCGCGGCGATGGCGGCATCGTCGGCGCCCTCGCCTTCCTCGCGGAAGACTTCGCCCCAATCGGTGTTGATCACGGCGCGCTTCTTGGTGGTGTCGTCCTGCGCGCTGACCCAGCGCTGCGCGAGCTGCACCCAGGACAGGCCGAGGCCGATCGGGGCATAGGCGCCATTGATCTGGTAGCCGTGCGTCAGCTTGATGTGCGGCCGTTCGGCGATCCAGCGGCCGGCGGCGAGCATGGCGGTCTTGTGTCCTTCGTGGATCTCGCTGCCACAGGCGGGGCAGACAAACCACGCGGCTTCGACAATCTGCGATTTTTTGGCGGTGGCGGCCAGCGGATCGAGGGCCAGACGCCAGCGCAGGCGCTCGCGGGACAACTCGTGATACTCGCCGCAGTGCGGGCAAGGCAAGTGCCGGCGACGGCGGTCGCTTTCGAGGTACGCCTGGTTGATGCGCGAGTATTCGGCGTTGGTCGGGGTCGAGAGCAGGAAGGTTTTGGCGCGGGTAAAGCTGCGCTGCCGGTTGGCGATCAGCGTGCCGGGATCGCCCTCCCCGCCAACATCCCAGGGGTACCGGTCGACTTCGTCGCACACCACGTACGGGATGTGGTCGGACGAGAGCGAATCCGGGCTGTTGGCGCCAGCCTTGATCAGCTTGGCAGTGGGGCCGTATTCGAGCACGTCGGCGCGGTTGGACGAGTTGCGCGAGGCGCGCGAGACCAGATCGGCAAGCGCCGGCGTTTCGCGGAACATCTTGGACAGGCGCGGGTTGAACGAGCGGTCGCGCAGTTCGAGCGTGCTGCAGACGGCGAGCATGTCGCGGTTGCCCAGGTGCGCCATGACGTAGCCAATCCAGTTGTACATCGCTTCGGTGCCGCCGACCCCGGAGGCTTTCATGAACACGACGGTGCGCACCGGGGAATGCTCCGAGAGGTCGTCCATGATGTCGCGCAGGTACGGGGTGAGCGCGGTATTCCACTGGCCAGGGGCGTTGGTGCCGCTGGTAATCCAGCGCTCGCGGTCTGCCCACTGGCTGACGGTGAGCAGGTCACGCGGCTGGGCGCCCCGACGGAAGCGCTCGCCAAACTCAGGCAGCGCGACGGCGGCCTGTTCGGCCTGGCGCCCGATCTCTTCGAGCAGCTGGTGCACGGCATCGGAAAGCAGGTAATGCACGCGCGTTTCGTCGTGCTCGCCGGCGATGGTGCGCGCGAATCGGCCGGGCATACTGGACAGCGCGGTGCTGATGACGGCCTGCACGGCAGCGGCCGCGGCGGTGAGGTCGGATGCCGGGCGCGAGGCGGCAACGGCTTCGTCCAGGTCGCGTTGCGCTGCCAATGCGGCCAGTTCGGCGCGGTCGGTTTGCAGATCGGTGAGGGTGGTCATGGGGCGGTCAGGGCCTGGCAGAGGACATCGCGCGCGTCAAGGCGGCAGCAAAGTTGCTGGACCAGTCGCGCGCCACGACTTCCGCAGCCAGACGGTCAAGGAAAATCCGTCGCTTGTAGTGCGGGGTGGGAATGACTACCAGGATCAGGCGCAGGTTGTGCTTGGCGTCGGTTCCCCAGACGCCGCGGCGCTTGCCGTGGGTGCCGTCCGCCCAGAACAGGCGCCCGGCGGCTTTGGCGTTGCGCTCGCTGCGTTTGCTGCGCGTGGCGTTCTGGTAGGGGTCGTAGTGCAGCCGTAGCGCGGTCATGAGTTGCTGAATCTGACCGGTGGATAGGTTGCCGTAAGCGTCGAGGCGCGCGTCCGGGCCGGGCGCCACGTATTCGGCGGCGCTGATGTAGCCCAGGCGCTGCAGGTGCATTTCCAGGCGCTTGCGCGTGCGCTGACCGCCGGAAAACTGGTGACCAAGCACTTGCGCCATGCCGCCGGATGCGCCCTTGCCCAGCACGTCGTCTTTGACATACACCTCGGCCTGTTGCCTGGTCTTGGTCGCCGGTTTGATGTACAGGCTGTTGAGGGTGATCGGCTTCGGGCGGTCGAACTCGCGGCGCATGCTTTCGACGCCGGCGGCCTTGACGCCTCGGGCTGTGGCGTTGAGTGCCAGCGCGGTGGCAAAAGGCAGCTGCCTTGCCTGGTGACTGAGCAGAGCCATGGCCGGATCCAACCCGGTGATCTGAACTCCGATTTTCATGGTAGGCAATCTCCCAGCAGTTGGTTGACGGTAAAACTGGCGCCCGGCTTTTCGGCCGGCGTGCCGATGGTGTGGCCGTTCTCGGTGGCGTGAAAGTCGCTGCCGCCGGCAAGGCCGTTGCGAATGGCGGCGCTGACCATGGCCCCGCCAAACGCCTGGCGCAGGGCGTCGATGAATTCGGCGGTTTGCGGCATGTCCTGGCGGAAGGTGCGGAACGTTTGGACGGGCGGCTGTGTCGGCATGGCGATCGGCTCAGGTCTGGCGCAAACGACGCAGCGCGCGCAGGGGTTCGCGGCGCAGCAGGCGGCGCAGCTTGGCGGCTTCTTCGGCGAGGATTGCCGCCCGGTCTGCGGGGTCGGCCATGGCCAGACGCGGCGCGGTTTGATCCACCAGCCGCTCCAGGGCGCTGCGCAGCGTGCCGCCCAGCGAATACGCCTCCTTGCGTATGTTGTCCAGCGGGTAGCGCCGATGCGCGCGTAGGGCCATGCCGAGGCGCACCAGGTCATTCTGGGCGGCGAGCTTGAGCGCGGCATAGTGCTGCAGGGTGTGCGGCGCAGCGGCATCGTCTGCCTGACTGTCGCGGTCGTCGGTTTCGCCGTCTTCCGGGGTGTCGTCCTGCAGGATGGCGCGCAGCACGGCCGCGCTTTCGCGCTGTGCGGCGTTTTCGGCTTCCGGGGCAGGGTTGGGCATTGCCAGGGCGCGCTGTGCGGCGTGGCGCGCGGCAACGTCCGGGCGGGCGCCGGTCTTGGTGTCCTGCCAGCGCTGCAGATTGACGGCCACATCAAGCCAGCCGGCAACAGCAATCAGCCGGCCGTCGGCAATTGCCCGGCTGACCGTGGATCGATTGACCCCCAGGCGACGGGCAAAGGCGGCGGCGTTCTCTCTCTCCACTTTTTTTATCAAAAAATAGGGTAGAGAAAGGGCGCGCGCGCGCGTACGTACAGGTCATCGCGGTTTACGTACGGAGCTACGTACAGGTCACATGCTTGCTGCGCCTGCCTCCGGACGCTACGTACAGTACGTACAGGTGGTAGCATACGCGCGCGCCTCGCAGGTTGTTTTGGGGCCGTGCGTGCATGAGGCGTCGCGCGTAGTGCGTGCGCGGAAATGCGTACGTAGCGTACGGAGCCTTGCGCAGCAAGGGTTTGACCTGTACGTAAGGTGTGTCCGGTCTGTCCGGTCTGTACGTAACGCGCGCTCATTTGTCGTCCTTGAGCGCGTCGGCGAAGGTGAAATAGCAGTCGGTAGCCCACTGCGCCTCGGTCTGGTTGGCGCGCTTGCGGTAGTCGGCGGTGCCTTTGCCGTGCAGCAGGTTCTCGGGAGGTAAGATCATGCGGGCCTGCTTGAGCTTTCCGCTGTAGTGGGCGGTTTCGAAGATGTCTTTTTTGCCACCTTCCCAGCCAGGTTGCGCGTAGAGGTATCCCGACAGATGGATATGCGCGCGCGGCTTTTCCCCGCCGGCGACAGCAAAGCGGGTGTAGGCGCGGTAGAGGTGCCCCGATCCGCAGGGGCAGACCGGCACATCGAGTTCTCCGGCGGTCCAGGCCTGGAAAAAGCGCTCGACAGAGCCGGACGACAATTCCTGTACGCGCAGCTTGGCGTCAGTCATCGGCGGCTTGGTGTGCTCGTCGAAGTCGCCAAGGTTGAGATGGAGCAAGTGATCATGCAGCGCCTCGCGGCCGCCATTGGCGATGCACGCGGCCACTTCCCGGTAACGATCCTGGCTGAGGACCGGCGGTGTCCAGATGATGAAGTGGCGGCGGTCGAACAGTTCGACGGCTGTCGGGTGGAGTTCGTTCGACAGCCACACGCCGTTGCAGTGGTTGCGTTCGGTCCAGGCGGACAAGTTTTTGGGGTTGATTCGGATTGTGTCGCCGGTGATCAACGACTTGATGCGGTTTTTCAGGAAGTAAAGCTCGTTGCGGGCGACGACTTCGTCGAACACCAGGAACAGCTTGCGTGATGCCCAGTCGTTGAACTGGCTTTCGACAGCGAGCTGATCCACGGTGCCGCCGTATTCGCCGTACAGCGATGCCACCACGTCAAAAAACAGGTTCTTTCCGGCGCCCTGCATGCCGTGGAAGACCAGTGTGGTCTTGAGCTTCGCACCTTTGTGCTGGATCGGGAAAGCCAGCCATCGCAGGGCCCAGTCGTAAGCGTTCTGTGCGTTGGATTCCATCGAGCACAGGAAGCGCAGCAGATCGAGCAGCGGTTCGCAGTCGCCGGCCTTGGGGCGGGTTGGCCACCCCCCCCAGAGGTTACACACGACGCTGGCGTCGCGTTCCGTCGGGTCGAATCCAACCTCCTTGAAACGGGCCACCTTGCGGTCAGGACGCAGCTTCCAGTCGCGCGCGGCATGATCGGGAATCAGCGCCAACACGTCAGACTTTCCGACGATCATGTGTTCGACGGAATCGAAAAAGGCGCCGTCCGCCCCGTAGAGCAGCGTCCAGCGTTCGCACGCCTCATCCAGCGTGTAAAGCCCGCGCATCGGTGCGCGCGCATTGTCCCCCGCCCCCTGCTCAGATTCTGGCGCCCGGATGGTCGCTTGACGTGCAGCGCCCCAGCCTGCAGCCGACAGCGAGGCTTGTACCTGCGCCCGCACCATGGCCAGGCTCCCCGACGGGTGCGTGTGCAGGTCGTTGAAATCGGTCGGGCCCTTGTGCGTGATCACCGGGCGATCGGTCGGGAAGATCGGCGAGACGACGCGGCCATCGACCGCCAGGGCGGCAGTGTTGGCAGCCAGCAGGCCGGCGTTGGGTTTGCCGATCTGCTGCCAGTCGTAGTCGTCGTCTGCACAGAACAGGAGCTTGCAGCCGCGGTAACGCTTGGCGATTTCCTGCGCTACGGGCAGCAGGTTGCCGGCGTCGAAGGCAACGATCACCGGCAGGCCGGTCGCCTCGTGCAGGCTGGCGCCAGTGGCAAAGCCCTCGCAGACCAGGGCGACCGCTCCGACCGCAAGGCCACCGATCACAAACCAGTGGCCCTTCTTGCACAGCCCGGCCGGCGTGAAATCCTTGTCGCGGCGCTTGCGGGCGACGATCGCCGAGTCGTGATAGACCACCTGCAGGCCGTGAATCGTTCCGGCGTGGTCCTGCAACGGAATGACCAGATTGCCGGATGGCGACAGGCGAGCGCCGTACAGCTGGCCTTTCGGGAGACCCTTGCGCGTCAGGTACGCGCTCTCCCCCGACTGCTGACACTGGCGCCACCACGCCGAAGCCTTGCGCGATGCCTTTGCGTACTGAGCCCGCAAGGCCGCTTCACCAGCCAGGCGCAACGCGTTCTGTCTGGCGCGCATTGCCTCGTGCTGGTCTGCCGTGAGCGTCAAGCGATCGTCTTTGCGCAGCACGATTTTCTGCGTTCCGTAGTCGGCGCCCTGGTTGATGCCATAGGCGCCGAAGATCACCGATGACGACCCATTGCCGACTTCAAACAGCCGGTACCACCCCGGTTTCTGCGGCCTGCCCTCAACCTTGCACCTGACGACGTTCGGCGTATCAATCCGTAGCCCTTCCGGGCCGATGATCAGACCCGCTGCTTCAAGCTGGTCCCGAACGTCGTCATAGTTCAAAGCCATCAAGTTGCATATCCCCGCAAACCGCATCCTAGCGCTACACCGGGGTTCGCATTACC